GACCCCCCCCCCCCTATGGGGGAAAAGCTACCCCCCGCTGCGTATATCTGACTTCACAAATTTTTGCCAAAAATTAACTAGGATCAGCTAGCCCAGCTAGCCCAGTAAAAACCAGTGGAAACTGTTTTTCAATAAGACTCCAGCATTGATCAGCGATAAGTTTATGTTCAAGTTGAGTACCATTACCACAACGAAGTTGACAAAAATGAATCCAAGATCTAAGGGTACCATTCATGTATAATTTAGTTGGAGTAGCCAAAGGCAGGACATCTCTTGCACATTCTTTAGCAACACCTTGACTAATCATTTCATCATAGAGTTGCATTGATTGATCAAAGAGTTGTTTAGCTTTAATTTGGAAAGTTTGGCAAGTAAATTCGGACATATCATCAGTACTATTTTGACGATTAGAGGTATCTTGTCTACGAATTTGAGGAATTACAGGATCTTGAATAACTTTAGCGTAACGTTGACTAAATTCTTGAAAACTAAAGGATCGATGTCTAATTATTTGTTGAGCGATAGCACGTGTAGTATTAATTTCTACACACATATTAACCATTTCAAAGGGTGACCAATGTTTATGTTTAATAAGGTATTTAATCAAACGAGGACTGGTCTCAGTATTGTTTTGATTATCAGGATTAGACACCCGTGCCATGTAAGCAATTAGATCATCACCATTAGGGGTAGAGTGAACAAGAGAAACGGTGTGGAACATGTGGAGTGGAGTATAATTAATTGGTATTAATAAATAAATGAAAGGAGGTTATTAAATGACAGGGTACTATTGTCAGTAAATTACAGTAATATAATTCATGTATATTTACTAATTTAAAAGTACAATAAGTTTGTCAAAAGAATTTCGCTCGTCTTTGTAGACTCGCTCCCCTTTAGTGGAAGTACTTACAGAATCATGATTCATGCATGATATAGTAAAGGGGAAAGATTTGTCAGCTTTCCCCGGTACAGGAGTCGAGTCCACCCTTCTCTCCCCCTGTATACGGCAGGGACCAACCAAATCCCTTGGTATGACAAGGATGTCAGATCCACGTTTGGATAGAGCTTGAGTACCCTCTAGCAGCTTGTCTTTGTTCTTTATTAAAGCCCAAGATAAGGTGATTAGCAGACCCTTGAGGGTCTTCAATAGAGGAGATAAGGAGGTCTTCCCATTCCAAGCGTTTACGTTGATTTACTTCTTCTTGAGCGGAGATACCAAAAGCATCAGTGAAGTATTTAACACCTTGAGCAAGGGCATCTAATCTGTCGTCATGTTTAACTGCACCTTTTTCACGACACATTCTACTCATTTGATAGAACAGCATATAGAGGAGTCGTTTTTCTGGAGCTTCATCTTTATTGCTGGTGTAATCCCAATCAATGACACTGCGATCAACAACAAGACGGTGCTGATTAAGAATGGGTTCCAATGCGTCAATGATTCTGTCTTCTTTTCGTACATTAGCTCTTACTTCTTCTACATCAATACCTTGTTTAGTTTGTTGGAGGTGTTTTTTAAAGAGTTCACCAACAATACCATCACCAAAGTTAGTTTCAACAACAAGTTTAGTAACACCATATTTTTTACAACCTCTTAGAATGTCCAAGAGTGTGTTATCACTGTATCCATCTCTGTAAGCACGCATTTCGTGCAAGTACAAGAAACCGTTTCGTTGGGAGATATAAGCTGCTGCTGTTTCATCTGTACCACGACCCGACGGGTCAACACTGCAGATTGTTTCGGAGTAAGGGTGCCATTCTCCTTGGAGTTGCATTGGACTGTAGAAATAATCTCCAGGTAAGCCAACAGTGGGAGCATCTTTGATGACGTTTTTGGGGTCGCTACACCAGATAATGGAGTCAGGGCAAGTAGAAGGGTTGACAGAGGTAACCACAAGGTCAGCCATTTTAAGTGGGAATTTTTCAGCATCACTAAGTGAGGTATCGAGCATGAACTGCAACATAAAGTTGCTACGACCCATTGAAGCTTCACGTTCAATAAGATCATTTTCACCGAAGCGATCAGGGTCAGTAACACCCCACGGTTCAGCAGTTGTGTCCATATCGGCCACTAGCTGCGGCGCTAACAGGCCTTCATACTGGCTTACCTTCCTTGGGTACCTAGCAGGCCAAACAAAGGGCTTGTAGGACCTCTCAGCTAGCTTACGGTAAACAGTAAAGACAGTTTGAGGAGTCCCTAAATACATAATACGGCTATCTTCTTTAGGCGTGAGGATTGATTCAGCTTCTGTACAGAGTTGAAGTAATTTTTCACGCATAAGTTCTGTCATGCTATTACCAGGGACTTCAATGTCATCAAGAATCATCAAGTCAGCACGACTACCAGTAAGCTGACCTGTAATACCTACTGATTTAACAGAGGGTGCTTGGTGAGGGGAACAATTAACATCAAAACTAATACGACTCCAACGACTGTCATCAGATTTAGGTCTAAGGTGTTCAAGCCAAGGTGTTTCAATAATTAATTTTTGTAAAAAGATTGACATGTTATCGGCACGTTCTTTAGATGCCGAGATGATCATAATCTTCTTTTCAGGATTGTTAAACAAAGTCCAAAGAACAAAAGCACCGGTAATCCAGGACTTACCAACACCTCGGAAGGCTTGGATTTGTAAACGTTTGGGACCGTGTTGTAAGTAATCAGCAATTGCATATTGGGCGCGTGTAGGGGAGGGGAGATCAAGCTGACCCCACAAAGCTTGTAGGAACAGTTTAAAATCCCCTTGTAACGCCTCTAATACACCTACATTAGGTGAAGAAGCTTTTGTCATTGTTTACCGAAGAAGTCTTTGTGAATTTTCATCCCTTGTCGTGCAAATTCCTCTGTATTGATTTCACCACGTTTCAACTGTACACGTAGACTATCGTATGCTTCATCAGCAATTTGTTTACGGCTAGGCGGCAAAGGAGTTGCAGCCGATTGCGGTTGAGAAGATGGTGTATAACCAATAGGTGCAAATGGATCAGGTCTGCCCATCTGTACTTGAGGTTTTGTAGGCAAGATTGGATCACCTGACATGTCTTGCATACCAGAATATGATTGAGGTTCTTGACGAATAGGTTTACCTTCAAGCGTTCCTTTACCAGTGGGGGAAGGGAAAAGACCTTCCATAAGACCAAACAGTGCACCAGCAGCTACAGCTTGTTTTGGTGACCTAACTAGGTTGGTAAGTAATTGACCAATGCCAAGCATTTCACGTGGATTAGAAAGACCACGTTGACCTAGATTACGAATAGCAAGTTCTGGCGTCATTTGTGGCCGTGGTGGTGCGGGAGTACCTGCTGGTTGAGGTTGGGGACCACCGATTGCAGTAGGGGTTGGTCTTGACGGACCTTGAACAGGTGGAAGTCGTGGACCTTGTGCACCACGAGGAGTGTTGACATTAGTTCCTGTCATACGGCGAGCACCTTCACCAATACGAACACCTTGTCCACTTTGGGTTACACGGCTAGAATTAGTTGATGCTCTTGATCGAGTAGCACGAGTTCTAGAAGAAGTAGGTCTTCGTGATGCATTACGTGTGCTACGGTTACGGGAAGATGTAACTTTAGGTGCCATAATTAATTGATATGCGAATAAATAAGTTGTTCTCTAAGCCGATTAATACCAAAGGTTTGTCTCATCCATATAAGCCAATTGTTACTACCTTTGTCCTGATTACATTGTCTGCAGCAAGGTACCAAATTGCTGGTAATATCTTCTCCACCATAGGTTCTAGGGTGGACATGGTCCAAAGTAAGTTCATTAAGTTCATAGGTTTCTCCACAATAAACACATGTGCATCCAAAATGCTCTTTAATTGCACGTCTCCACAGACGTTTAGCTTCAGGTGATGTCATGGCTATTAGGTTTTGCAAGTAGTGATCAGGATTAGGAAGTAAGGGCGTCATGCGTATTTCTTATTAGTTCGTGGACGACGCCTATTTTTAGATGGTGATTCTAGTTTGCCAGTATTCTTACTTGTATGAGAAGCATCTTTACCGTCACCGTTACCGTAAGTACCAAGTTTACGGTTTAGTTTGTTGGCTGCTGTGCGAATCTTCAAACCTTTGGCAGTTTTATTGTAAGCTCGTTGCTGTACTCTTCGTTTAGCTGCAGCTTTAGGATTTTTTTTGTAATAAGTAGCTGTTTTACCTTTTGCCATAGAGTCTGCTCTGTACAAGTTCTGGATCAATACTGGGCATAACTGCTGCTAATTTAGACAAAGCACTGCCTTCAACAGCTACACCACTCATGTCATTAGTTTTTAACCAATCACAAGCTGCTTTAAGATCTTGTGTCGTTGCTTCGCCCGAT